TGAGAGGAGGGGTTCTGTGTTTGAAGAATTTATGAATCACAGGTGCAATATTTACCATCTGGAAGATGGCACTGTGGACGTTGGATACGGAATCAAAGAAAGAACCGTCAAAAAGACTGGAAGCACAGCGGCAATTATAGAGCAGCCATGCCATTTCCATACAAAGGTCGGAGATACGGTTCGCATAGTTCAAAACGAACCCTTCAGCTCTGCTGACGGAGAAATTAAGTTATCCCTGCCAGCAGGCGTAGACATTCGCAAAAATGATACGGTGGAGGACTGTGACAACGGATTGAAATATCGTGCCGGAATCCCCCGTGCGGTGCATGGAAACCACCACATTATCGTGGAGCTGTATCGGGAAGGAGGAATTAAAGCGGCATTATGATTGATGTTAGCGAGCTGGAAGCATTTGCCAGAAAGTGTGAAGCAATGCAGGCAGATTTGAAACCGTATGCAGAAAAAACGCTGGAAGAGATTGGCGAGGAATTTCTTGATATTGTGCAGGCACAGATACAGGGCGCTCACAATGTTGATAAGGGTACACTGTTGGGGTCATTTACGAAAGGCGGAGCCGGTAATATTTTCCAGTTGGATATGGGAGCATTGACGCTGACGATAGGAACAGATGTCTATTACGCAAAATGGGTGAACAAAGGTCATGGACAGCAACCGGGCCGGTTTATCCCGGGCGTATGGGAAGGTTCGCATTTCAGGTATATTCCCGGCGCAAAGACCGGAATGGTACTGAAAGCATCAGCGGTTCGAGGCTCCCATTTCTTTGATAAATCTGTAGAAGTGCTTGAGCGTATGTTCCCGGAAATGGCACAGTCAGCATTCGAGCAGTTCTTCAGCCGATATTTTTCATAAGAGGTGAGCAATGGAATCAGAAATTATATTAGAGCTTGAACAGAGCATCGCTTCTGTAATCCGGTATATCCAGAACAAAGCGGATAATAACGCTGCACTGTATTTTGATGATCTGCCGGAAGCCTTTGCTGTTCCATCTTTATATTTTCCAGTTCCAAGGACAGACACCAAAAAGGTTACGTTTGATACTTACCTTACGACCCTGTATCTGGACACATGGTTCATGGAATCCACAGACTGGCGAGCATATGCCGACGCTGCTACAGTGCGAGACAGTCTGATGATGGACGAGTGCAAAGTAAACCTGATGAATAAGGATGGAACATTGGACGGAAAGTATATCCGTCTTGCGAATCCGACTACTTCATCAGTAGATACAGGCATTGTGAAAATGACCTGTGGAATCAAACATTACTACTCACTGAACCGGGAAGGCGGCGGGGCAGTATCAAAATTCAATATATCTGGGCTTTTTGGCACCGATGCAACGTATGAGGCGTGGTACAAGGCAACCGAAGAGCTACGCAAAGAACAGGAGGTACAACATAAATGCCTACAAGACGTACTGAACCGGCTGTAGTGGAGCCTGTGGAAACTGTGAAGCAGGAAAACAAAGAGCCGGAAACTAAATACAGAATGGACAAGCTGCGTACCAAGTGTATGCAGCTTTTTCATATCACAACCAGCACCTTTGATGGTGCTATGTATGGTTGCACAGCAACCGAAATGACCATTAGTGAAGCGCAGGCCAGAATCAACAAATGGCTTGGAAAGGAGTGATAAAGCATGGCAGGAGGTACTTTTAAATTATCTTCACCGAAAGTAAGACCGGGAGCATATGTCGTTACCAAAAACGGAAAACAGCCGACAGCTTCCAATGCGCCGTCTGGTATCGCAATTATTCCGCTGATCGGATATGACTGGGGACCGAGAGGAG